AATGAAGCAATGAATGCAAACAGATAAAACTGGAGCGCAACTCATGACAAAGACTAAACGAATCCAACTGAAGCATACAAAGGGATGGAAACTTCCTCCGAATACAGTGAGTGTTTCTGGATTCTCTAAGTGGGCAAATCCATACAAAGCGCCAAAGGATGGTAGCAGAATGGAAGTTGTAGAACTTTACAGAAAAATGCTACTAACTTATCCACAAACTTCACAAGGATTCTTGGAAACAGATAGTTATATGCATACACTGAAACAGGAACTTGGGGGAAAGGACTTGGCATGTTGGTGCCCTTTGGATGTTCCCTGTCATGCAGATGTTTTGCTTGAACTTGCTAGAACTTACTAAATATAAGCGCCGGGTTATACATTTTTGGAGAAAACCATGAGCAGAGACCCATACAGAGAATGGAGTTATCAAGATCGCCAAGACGCTTATAGAGACGGCGACCGAGAAGGATGCAGAAAATATGATGAGGACAGAGACTCAGGAGATCGTGCCTATGAAAATTGGCGTAACGGCGGAGATTTTCAAGACCCTGAGCCTGACAATCGTTTTTCATGATGTATAACGCTTGAATGAATTGTTATGCCCCACACTACGGAGGACGAAATGGAGCAAGGATACTACAGGCCAAGCAGAAATAATTAAAGAAGCTTATATAAAAGCTAAGAAGGAACTAATGCAGGTGAAACAAAACATTTCAATAGAACTTAAAGGTGTTGATATGAGTAAATCAAGCACGCAGACCGCCTCAACTGAACAAGTTTCTCTAATCTCCTTAAGTGAGGCTGTCCAAACTGTTGTTAAGCGTTATGGAGGAGTATGCGCAACAGCTAAAGCGACAGGAATTGCTGCGTCATATATAAGTAGATTGATGCGAGGGCACAAGTTAGCACCAAGTGATAAAATTCTACGAAGTCTTGGTATTGAATCTGTAACTTATTACAAGGTGTTAGCAGAGTCAGTCCAGTAATCAGTAAGACTGAAATTTACAGAACAGCTAAAGAAAGAACCAAAGCAAAGAAAAGAGAAAAGTACCATGACACAACCAATTGCTGCCCCCAGATTCTGGTATGAAATAATTAAAGAAGGAAGCTTCTGTGACATTTGCAAACGAGACATTCGTTGTAGCAGTGTTTGCTTCCATGATTTTTGCCCTTATATTCTTGGCCACAGAGGAGAAGCAGAAGTGAATAAGTTAACTAAGCAGCATGAGCAGGAAATCAGTGAAACGTTGGATGCGCTTGATAAGCAAAGTGCACTTGCGCGCTTTCAGGATGCGCCGGATGCGCAGGATGCTGAAGACTGGGATGAATTCTATGCAGAAGACTGGGATGAACTAGAAGTAGACGAGATAGCTTGGGAAGAAGAACTCAGAGCCATAGAGGAAAACTATGATGACATTTCCCCTGAAAACAGTTGAGAATTCTGTGAACATGAGCGTTCCAAAAACATTGAACAGCGTAAGAACTGAGCCTTCCTCTATCCTAATTTATGGAGATCCAAGAACAGGCAAGACTATCCTTGCCTCAACCATTGCTAAATCTCCAAAGATTCAAAGAGTTATTTGGTTCGATTTGGAAAGAGGCCTTGAAAGTGTTGTGCATATTAAGGAACCTAAACACCTCATTCTCACTGAAGAGGAAAAGGAAAAGATTGTTCCAATAAATGTACGAGATGGAACTGCACCCGGAGAAACTGTAGCAGCAGAAACTTTACTAAAATTTTTCTCTTCAAAGACTCCAATAAAAGTAGATCAAGACACTGGGAAGGTGGTGGCAGATGGTGGAATGCCTCTATGCTTTGCCACGCTAGGTGCGGATACTGCGGTTGTTATAGATTCTGGAAGTCAGTTAAGTGATTCCATTATCATGTTTGCTGGGCAGGAAATGAAAGCAGAAGCTGGAAAAGGAAGAAGTGTTGATGGCAGACAAGTTTATGGAAGAGCTGCGGAACATATGACATGCATCTTCACTGCGATCCAATCAGCGCCATGCTATGTAATAATGATAACACACCAATTTGAAGTGGTTGAAGGCTTCGGGGATACCCTGGTAAAAAGTTATCTTCCTATGTTCGGATCTAGGAACTTTCTTGGACGAGTAGGAAAATACTTTGGACACATCATTTACACACATAAGACGCTTGGAGGACTTAAGTGGGGAAGCTCCATCGGATTCAAATCGAATGCTTTGACAGGAAGTAGGAAAGGGATTGCTTTGGAAAACATGAAGGAACCCACATTAGTTCCTTTTATTTGAAGGCCTGAATTAAGCCGCGCCGTAGGCGTCGGCTTGAATGAAATGTTGGGCGTTTTGGCGACCGATTGGAGAATTGGAAATGCAAAACATACTGGCAGACTATTGGATGGCTATTTCTAGACCGTAACAAGATGAGGACAACTTATGAGCGAAACTATTAGCGCACACGTTAAGAGTTTGGAAATACTGCGAAAAATATACTGCTCGTCTGAAATAGGAGATCGAGGCCACGTTGTAATTGGTAGAGAATCATACCCTGAGCTGTACGCCGATCTGCATGAGCATATGGGCAGGCTTGAGCGCGTTATTGCTTCAGAGTTGAGCGGCTCCAATGGGGATGTAGCAGCAAATGCAAAGCTGATTGCCGCTGCACCAGATTTGCTAGCTGCGATTGAAGCAATGCGCGTTGCTGGTGGTGCCGCTGAATTTCAAGCAGCGTTCGATAAAGCGAAAAAGCTGGCAATGATGCATAACTAGATTTATATACCTACACCCAAAGGATTCCGACATGGCCAATTTCAACTTCACATTTGACAAGATGATCCGCAACGAAGGCGGGTTCAAAAGGTAAATTTAACTAACACCGGAAGAAATCAGCATACTCACATAGGATAAAGGATAGTTGAAAGAACTGGGTTACATGTGACTGCAAACAAGAGAGAGAATATTCTAATGGGCAGGAAAAGAAGGCAACTTATATTCGAGCATAATGCGCATCTTGCACACCATTGCAAGTGTCTAACATGTGGCACGGAAGATCAGGAAGAGTTCACGGATTTTGACAGGCTTCGTAGTCCAAGGGTACACTGCTGTTCTTGCAAGGCTGTTAAAGCGGCGAAGAAAAGGCAGGGTGCGGAAAGAGCCACAAGGATAAAGGAAAAGACCCTAAAAATACCCATTATGCCAGGGGAGCTGGCGCTGGAGCATTGGAAGCCTGAAACAGGCTATTTGCTTTATGTATGAAGAGTTCAATTAACGTAGAGAATGAAAGATGAGCAAAACTACTTTGTACAGCGGAGAGCTTGGAACACTAATTGGAGAGAGAAATGAAACACACGGAAACTTTTTAAATAACTCATATACATCGCAAGCTATCAAACAAATTTACAATGAGTCTCAAGACCATACAAAACCGCTTGATGCGTATCAGAGGGAAGCATTAGATATGATTGCGCACAAGATAGGAAGAATATTTGCAGGAGATGCAGACTTCTTAGACCATTGGTTGGACATTGCTGGCTACGCTACACTGGTGCATCGGCAACTTATGCGGGCTAGAGAGCAGCAACTGGAAGCTAGCGCGCAGAAAAAAACTGGAAAATAGCCTCATACCCTAATTTCCAGCATAGGCTTTTCCATCCAATAGAAGAGTATGACACGAAACCTTAAAACACTCAAGTCTATCGGAGACTATTTCATGACTTCTTTTAACCTCAACACTCCTTTCAATTCCATTGAAATTCCACCCGAGTTCATTGAACTTCCTGACGGAAACTTCGCAGTGACTCTTAACGCTTATAAGCAAAGCACGTATGAACCTGATGATGCTGCTGCATATGACATTCTTCGCCTGTACTATCAAGTACAAGCGCCACTCAACTTTGATGACCCTACGGATGGTATTAAAGAATACGCAGGCGACCTTATCACGGAACGTTTTAGCTTGACTCAAAAGGGCCTTCCATTCTTGGGAGCTCGTGTCAAGCAAATGCTCAGTGCAGCCAAACTGGCAGAAAGTGAAATAGGTGCAGCTTCTTTGGCAGAACTTTTGCAGTACATTCTGCAACTCTGCCATGCAAAACAACTCTGTTTCGTGCTGCACAAAACAACCCAAAAGAATGGGTATGCTGCATACACTGTAACTGAAGCTGCGGGTTTTCCTGAAACTCGCGTGGAAGTTCCTATGTGGAAACTGAGCGCAGAAAAAGCAGCATGAAATAACGTGAACAAAAATACGTAGCGTGAACATGAAAGGAGTGCAAGGTGAAAGCCTTGCACTCCTTTCTTTTCTTTTCTTTTCTTTTCTAACTATCACCCTTCCACTGAGGAAGTGTGCCACAAATTCTCGCATGTGCATAGAACCAGACAGACAGAAAGACTCGGGAGATTTTGTATGACACAACTCTTAGCCGTTATGGAACCTGAAGATTTCAGGTACAAACATTTGCTTCTAAACAGTCCGTACCACTTTCGCGGCACAACCACAGTCTTTCATTCTATCTCCAGCCTAGTTAACTACGCTCAGTTTGAACAGTGTACTGGCATTCTGCTTTGCTCCCCAACAACAATACGTAACATTTTTGGGAACCAGCAGGATTTCCGAGGCACCGTAGTCAAAAGTTCTGTTCCCATTCTCATAACTTCTCCTCTATCTCACACAGTCAAAGTGAATGGAGGGCAATGGATATTTGAAAAGGATATGGAGAAACTTAGTTCTCTGCATTCCGAGGCATTCAAGTATGCTTATGAGATACTGGTTACAAAACAGGACATAGTAAGTTTCATGCGTTGGGCGGAAGTTAATGCAAAAATCATAGTCATGGATATTGAGACAACGAAAAGGAATGAGATAAGTAGCATCGCTTATACTTGTATTATGCAAAATGGGGACATCGGAAGAACTGGAGTCTGCGAAAGAATTATGGATTTCAAGGAACTTTTCCAAGATTTCCACCAAACCCGAATTCCAAAGGCATTCCACAATGGGGCTTTTGACTGCTTCCATCTTTTGCGCCACGAACTTCAGCCCCGAAATTACCTTCTTGACACAGAATACTTGTGGTGGTGTCACTACGCTGAGCTGAAAAAATCGCTTTCTTTCATCAGTTCTATTCTCCTACCTGATTTCTACTTCTGGAAAAATGAAGCGGAATCTGATCCTCTTGGCTACAATGCAAAAGATACTATAAACACTGCTAGGTGTTTAGTGAAAATGATGGAAACCTGGCCACAGTGGGCATGGGATAATTACTGCAAAATCTTTCCAAAAGTTTTCCCTGCTATGTGGTGCGGCTTCGAAGGAATAAAGTGTGACACAACAAAGTTACACATTTTCAAAGAAGAAGCGGAAGGCATAATTGAAGCCTCCAGTGAAAACTTGAGAGAGATTCTTGGGCTTCCTCACTTTAATCCAGCAAGCAGTAAACAGCTACACGATGTTCTTTACGTTGCACTTGAAATCAAAAAGCCAAAGAGCAAAACAGCAACAGCCACAGACGTGCTTTCCCTAAGCAAAGTAGATGATCCTCTAGGCCACGCAATCATTTCCGAAGTTCTCCGGTATCGCAAAGTTTCCAAAGCTTATTCCACGTATTACACAGTTCCCCTCTTTGGTGACAGGCTTATCTACAGTATTGCAATTGATGGAACAGAGTCTGGAAGATTCTCTTCTTCCAAGGCTTCCATGTGGACTAACGTGGATGGAGAATGGAAGAACTTTGGAGCGCAGGTGCAGAACCTGACGAAACGAATGAAGGAAGCCCTAATTCCTGACCCTGGCTGGATCTTTGTTGAGATAGATAATAGGCAAAGTGAATCCAATTGCGTAGCGTATGATGCACAGGATGAGAAGATGATTCAAGATTTGACAGGAAAAGAAGATTTCTTCATAGCTCTTGCGAAACGCATGTTCAGAGTTGAGATAAAAAAGGACAATCCTTTGCGTCAGATTATTAAACGAATTTCACATGGGGTGAACTATATGATGCAAGAAGGCACCTTCATAAATTCTATGGGAATTAAACAGTTTAGGGAATATGCAAAGCTGTTAGGGAAATCAGGCTCTATGAAGAAGGTAGCTAAGGATTGGCTAGATGGGTATCTGGATCTTTATTCTGGAATCTCTGTACGAAGGGAAGAGATTAAGAAAACTGTAGCAGAAACCGGGCATATTCAAACTGCGGATGGCTGGACTAGAAAAGTTTTTGGCGATGTGGAAAAGAGTCACAAGACGCTTAGGGAAATTGTAGCGCATTGCCCCCAACATCTATCCGTCTCCATCATAAATAAAGCCTTTGAAAACATTTTTTTCCAAGTGCAGATGCAGTACCCGGATAAAATTCGGCTCAAAGCCCAGGTGCATGATTCCGTTGCAATGCAGATACGAGAGGATTGTTTTGAAGAAATTATGCAGCAGGTGCTTGCATTCTTTGAACAGCCAGTTCCACTTCATGGGAGAGAAATGGTTATCAAAGTGGAAATAAGTTTTGGCCCTTCGTGGGGAAAAATGCAATCCATGTCAGTAGAAGAATTCAAAAGATCTGTGAGAAACCTGTGAATGCTTTACATGACTATATCAAACGCTATGTGGACTATGTTGGATTATGTGAGTCCCCTACGCAGTTTACCGTATGGTCTGCGATTTCCATTGTCGGAGCTGTACTTGGAAGAAACGTAAGTGTCAAATTCGGGCATAAGACAATATATCCTAATATGTATATTCTGCTTGTTGGGCCTCCGGCAAGCATGAAAAGTTATGCTTTGGATATAGGAAAAGACCTGCTTAGTGCTGCGGGATATTCCATGTTTGCTCCGAACAAGGCCGCAAAGGAAACTATTTGGGCAAAGCTGGAAAAGTCCGTACGTCCAAAAATTAAAGAGAATAATGATGACTGGAATTTTGACTTAAGTGCAATATCCTTAAAGGAAATGAAAGAAGTTGATACAGCGCCTCGGGAGATGTACATTGCACATGGAGAGTTAGCGGATTTTATAGGTGATGGAAATGAAGATCTCATTCAAAACTTGACAAATTTGTGGGACTGCTTGGATGTATTTGATAATCCTAAGCTGACTAGGAAATCTGTAATAATTCCAAAGCCTACCATAAACATGCTTGGAGGTATGACTCCAGGAGGTCTAGGGAAAATCTTTGGGAACTCCGCGAATGAAGGAGGGTTCTTTAGTCGCGCCATCTTCGTCTATGGTTCTAAGAGCGCTGACCTAAAGATAACTTTTCCATCCTCTCCACTAGAAGAGGACAGAATAAAACTCATCATGTTACTTAAAAAGCTTTACAATTTCCAAGGTGAGTTCAAGTTTTCAAAAACTGCCACACAAGCTCTTTACAAAATCTACTGTAATTCCTCAGAGCATCTTGATGCTAGTCTTTCCTTTCTTTTGCGCAGAAAACAGCAGCACATAATTAAGACTGCAATGTGCCTTGCAGCTACAAAATTCAGCCTGACCATTGAAGAAGAAGATATAATTATAGCTTATACTTTGGTTACATATAATGAAGAATTCATTCCGAATATCTTTAGCTCCTACGGAACAGCAAAGAACACTAATGTGCAAGGGAGGATACATGATATGATAAAGCATAGTAAAAAACCTGTAACTAAGCGGGAACTGTGGAAGGCGTTTTCACAAGATCTTTCCAAGCTCTCAGATCTTGACGTGCTTCTATTAAATCTGGCTCATGCAGAAAAAATTCAAAAGGTTTCAAGTAAGGCAGGACAAACATTAGGTTATATTGGATGGGAAAAAGAGGAAAAAAAGGAGGAAGATATGATGTATGATAAGAGTATTATATCATGGATAAGAGGCATTGAGAGATGGAAGGAGCAAGAAGCTAAGAAACAGTACGCAAATATCATGCAGAGTTGAAAATTGGATCACTTCAGGAGAAATTGAAATGCACTATATGCTTAACCTTTGCACATGCTTTGAATGCGCTAGAACGGAGGGGAATATTTTAGTAGAGATTATGAGTATACCAGAGTTAAGTGCGAGCGCAGATGCACCTCAGCTACTTCGGTATGAAGAGAACATAGAATATTTGGAATGGCCCTTACGTTTGAGGAACTTTATTCATAACACCATGGATGCTACGCATCCAATAATCTGGATAGATAGGCGGGGGTTTGATTTAGCCTTGTTAGATGTTCTGCAAAAAAGTCCTGCTACCTGGATATGCTCTGATGTTCGATGCTACTATACTTTGAGCACACTTGCGCCATACATTAAAATTGAAAGTAATAAAGGTACATGGCTAGAGGCAGCTGTGAGTCACACGATTCGAATCATATCCGCTTTAAATTGCTGGGGCAAGTAAAATGAAGTATGTAATGCTAGATCTTGAAACTATGGGTACAGGACCACAAGCAGCTATTGTAGCTATAGGCGCTGTTGCTTTTGATCCTACCACTGATAGCATTCAATGCAGCTTTTACCAAAAAGTAGATCTTAATAGTTCTGTCGAACTTGGGGGAGTTATGTCAGCTGATACAGTTCTGTGGTGGATGAAACAAGGTGATGAAGCTAGACATCAATTTTACTTTACAGGGATACCACTCATAGACGTGCTAAAACGCTTTGAACATTGGTTGTCTTGTCTAGCTCCTTGGGAACACAGGCAAATTTGGGGAAATGGAGCTGCTTTTGATAATGTCATATTAGCTGGGGCATTTCAGCGCGCCAAGATTTCAGTTCCTTGGTCATATAAAAATGATAGATGTTATAGAACACTTAAGGCGCTCTATCCTGAAGTTCCATACAAGCAACTTGGTACAGAGCATATTGCTTTAGATGATGCTAGAAGTCAGGCAATTCATTTAATGCAGATTTTTAACTTTATGTCTACTACATCTAGGGACGTGCCTGAAATGATTTAGAAAAAATTGGCGAAAAAAAAAACCCGGTAGCCTGAGAAGGCTACCGGGCAAGCGCCACCAACACAGGGTTTCCATTCAATATCCGTTAAGAATCTCCAGAAAGCGCCACCAACACAGGGTTTCCATTCAATATCCGTTAAGAATCTCCACAATTCCTGGGTTCTTGTTCGCCTGCCTTTCCAACCTATCCGCGTACTCCATGCTGGAGGATAAGTAGACTTTATTCAAGGCCTGCTTCCATCCATTCATGCTGCCTCCATTCTTCAAGTAATCCGCTTGAATCTTCTCTATATCTATCCCCTCATCCTGAGCTGCAACAGCAGATCTAAGGGTCCTAACAATCTCCTGCCTGCGACCATAATCCTTAGCATTGTAATATTGATTTCTATAATTCATATCTTTCAAGATATTCTCTTGCAGTGGGCGAGTAGCTAAAGTTCTAGCTATGATGGACCAAGGCTCATAAACCAGATCTGGGCCAGAGATAATTTCTCCTGCTTGGTTAAGTGAATGCCCTAGCACTACTTCGCTCATCCTAGCCAAGGGTCTCCATACATTCTGCGTAGCAAGTGCTTCCAGTGCCCCTCGGCCTACGTTTCCACCATATTCCAAGTTTGTAGACATATTTGTAAACATATTTGCCATAGCATCATAAACACCTACAGCATTGGAAACAACAGCAGGGAGGAAATAAACTCCATCTCTATTTATGCCCAATGGAGTCCGCACATCCATGGCGCCACGAGTATAAATAGAGGATTGAAGCATGGCTGAAGGATAGCCAAAAAGCACAAACTCTGCCATACTTCTGCTATTACTTTCCCTATTCCCGAACAGTGAATAGGCTGCTTGTTCAATATCGCCTTCTACGAAATCCCCAATCAAGTTATTGATTTGTTCGAAGCCAGGCAAACCTTCAAGGCCAAAGGTTGCTACCTGCATTCCCCCCAAGACCGTCAGTGCGCCTATCTTTTCTCCTTCCACGTATCTTAGAATGTTCTGCCCTATGGTCCAAGCGAAAGTCTGATAAAGCCCAACAGTACTTCCAAAAGCTCCTTGGAAAAGGGTAGGCTTTTGTGCGCTACTGTAATTTCCAGACACACGTTTGGCGAACAGATTTGCAGTAGCTTCCAAGAGTTCTTCTGAAGTTCCCGGAGCTCTACTCTTTGCAGCGAGGTAGCCAGTTGCATATGCAATTTTCCTAGATACTTTCTCACTCCATGCAGTAGGTTTTTGCAGCCATTCAGCTATCTTAGTATTCTCCAACTTTGTGACAAAATCTGGTTCCACAGCCAGCTTTGCCATCGTGGTAGAGACTTCGGAAATAATTGGATCAATGGCTCCCATAGCTTCCGCTCTGCCCATCACTCTAAGCGCTTCATCCGATGTGGAAAAAGCAAGCTTCACACCTTCCATAAGAAACTTTGTGGAAGCATAAAAGCTATTCTTGGTAGTGAGTTCAGCTGTTGCAAGAACAGGAACGGAAAGTAGGTTAACGAGAGGATGAGCCAAATCTGCAAAGGCTAAGTTAAACATTACCTGCAGAGCGTTTGCCCTAGAGACAACATGTGCTGCAATATCCTTATTCTGCGGAATGGTTGCCCTAGCGTACTCCATCACATTCTTCCAAGGGATCTGTTGCCCTTTAAGCTCTTGTTGAACAGCTTTCCATTCCTGTTCCCCCGGAGTTGCATGGAAGAATTCGAGAGCACTACGATAAGCTATGTTTATTCCAGCCGCGAACACGTTGTTCACAGAAGAGTAGATTGGGTTAGAAGATCTATATCCAAGGAGAGTATTTTTTAGAACTTCTGGAGTGCTAAGCTTACCTGCTTGTTGAAGTTTTCCGGGCTGTGCCGCAGAAGCCTCGGCGGTTTTATAAAACTCTGTGAACTGATCCAACGTATTGAAGACTTCGGAAAGAACTCCATGCTGTGTCAGTTGATTAGCTATGTTATTATAATGCTGAGACATAGATTCCAACATAGTATCCAACATTCTAGCATCCGGGGGAACATCTGCAAAAGTAGTTCCTCCTTTTCTCATGCCTAGATTTGCTTGTCGAATGAAAGGATCAAGTTTAGCGTACCCATGAATGGTATTCCACTTCGAGCTAGCGGGTCCAAAAGGAATGACTTTATATGGGGCATCAGGATCTTTAGCTAGCTCAGCCAGAATAGATTCCATGTGTTCTTTGGAGGATGCTGAAAGAACTCGAATATCTCCTTTTTCAATAAGATATGAACGATATTGCGATTCCATCGCATCATACGGAAACCACCAGCGTGACTTATCCAGCTTTCCTGTGCCCAGGTTTCCTCGAACGACGTTATACGCATCTGTCAAATCTTCTTGAATTGGCTTCCAAGTATTTAGAAAATTGTCTATTGCTCCTCCAACGGGAAAGCTAAGAGCCTCTCCGAACATATTATAAAGTTGAGTGTCATTTACATCCAAGAATTTCCCATCTACATACTTTACCCCAACTTCTGAAGGCATTGCATGGAATGCTTGTAGCATCTTATTAAATTGCACAAGAGTAGCTTGATCCTTGGCAATTTGTTGAGTAAGCGGAAGCAAAGTTTCCGTAGTGTGTTGTACCTTCTTCCGAACTACTGAGCTAAGCTTATCCTGCATTGCAACTGCAATCGCTCCAACATCTCCAGTAGCTCTTAAGGCTTGGTCAGCAGAACTGAAAAAGGTTGAGCCAGCTGCTTGCCTAGTGAGCGCCACTGGCGCCACAGAATTAAGAATGCCCAAATGCTCTGGTGTATCCAGAATGTTATGTAATTCTTGAATGAAAGCGGAGGCACTGCCACGCGCAAGAACTCTCTTATACTCCTGCTCCCAAGTAAGCTGCATATCTCTATCCAGCTTAGCGGCCCGCCTAGCTTCATCAAGAGGACTCATGCCTTTTGCAGCTACAACCCGGAATAGGGAAGGCGTTTTATAATGTCTTTCTAAATCTGTCAAGTCATCATACACCATGATATTTGAATTATCAACCCCAGCAAGAATATCATGCACACTTTCTAGTGGCGTATTCGTTGCTTTGGAAATTTGCTCTGGAGAGAGCTGTCTCATAGACTGAATCTTATTCACTTTGCTATTCTTGAGTTCCTGAAACACTTCATTCGGAGTAGCTAGAATGCGCCCATCCGCTAGCTTAACCCCGAGAAATTCATCGGAAACTTCCGGAGTAGCTAGAATGCGCCCATCCGCTAGCTTAACCCCGAGAAATTCATCGGAAACTTCTACTGCCCTCAAATAAACTGCTTGAAGTTGTGGTAGGTTTGTGGGGTCCAAGGCTACTTTAGTAATCATCTCCCCCGGACTAAGTTTTCGTGCTGTCAAGTTTGCAGACAAGAAGTCTCCATCAATGTCTGCTAAGTTCTTTCCGCTGACTTCACCTGCATGAAGGTTCCAATTAGCTCTAGGCGCAAAATCTGTAATATCCGCCGCACCCTTTAGCAGATTTGCTTGGATGGAATCTATCATTCCAGTGCGACCATAGCCCGCCCAAGTAGTATAATACACCCCAAGTTCCGTGGACCTAGGAATGGACAGAGCTACTTCATCGTAAGTGACAAGATCATTTCGAGCTACCAGCTTAGCAGCATATTCTGTATCAAATAACTGCTTTAGTCCTTTGCTGATAGCATTTCCCTCCTTTCCAATGACCTTAAATTCCATGGCTGTGTCTGCCAGCGCAGCGGCGGTTTGCTTAATGGCAATAGGGATAAGAGAAAAATCAGCTACCTGTTCCAAGTCTATCTCAAAGATGCCATCCTCCACTTCACGCATAAAAGGAATGTCTGGAAGTTGGACATCTGAAACTCCTACTCTATCCGCACTGTGAATCTTAAATATATTTTTCTCTGCAATAAAGCCGCTGGGCGCATCACTCAAAATGACAGAATACGGATTAAGTGCTTCAATATCCATAAAGAGTTCAGGAGAAGATTTCGCATCCTGAATGATATGCTCTATGGGTGCGCGATCCTTGAAGGCTCTGGTGGTTTCAAATACGCCTTCAGGATTATGCGGAAATTCACGGAATCTTTCAGGCAGCAGTTTTCCTGCAAAGTTTATAACACTGGTTCTGGATGTCAGACTGTAACTCTCCACCAGGCGTTTTGATTCTCCCGTAAGAGTTTCCATGGCTTGCTGTTGCTTTGCATACTGCAGTAAGTTCATGCCAAGCGAAGTTCCAGCAGGAACAAGTTCAGGCTTTGGATTCACTGCGGTGAAAGGGACGGCTTTGGCAGCCTTCTCAGCTTCAATAGCCACCACTTGGGACTTCATCTTACTTAAGCCCCTAAGCAAAGAACCTGCGGCAAACACGCTACCAATAGAAGCGCCAAGAATGAAATCTGACGTATCATAACCATCATCTTTCATAAGGGCGTGGCCATTCATAGTAGCTGCAAAAGAAGCTTCGTAAAGAAGTCCCTCTTGAAAGCCTTTGCCTACATTCATGGCAGCTAATTTTTTCGTAGCAGTTCTATATTGCGCAGAAGCAGTTGAAAGGTCTTTTGCAGCTGCAAGGGCTTCTTTTCCATACTTATCTATCTTTGTGTCAAAATACTTAGCTGCAAGATTCACTTTGCCTACAGTTGCATTTCTTGAAGCAAGGTTTACTAGCTTTGCGCCCACTTTGAGTCCAGCGCCAGGCAGTACAATTCCTCCTCCAATAAGGGAAGCAATTTCCACTCCTTGCCTATGATTCTCATAGAAGCTTGCAACATCCGTAGAAATTGCTGAAAGGGCAGAAGACGTGCTAATCTCCGCTGATTCAGGAAGGAAGGAGTTTACGGCGGAAGTGGCTATATCTACTGCCACAGCTATTGGCGCATTTATGATGTCAGAGGGCTGAAACCCTCCATCTTCTATGGCTGAAATAAAATCAAGTTCTTGTAAAGTTTCCATCGGATTCTTCCAAAAGGTTAAAACTCGGCATCCATTGGACCTATGTTCGCATTCCAATCCCGCAACCCAACAAGCTTCTTAACAGCCGCCGTTACACGATACCAGTTATCAGCAAATTGTGTTATGTCCGATGGAGCTGCACCAAGCTCTCCTAGAATAGGGATGTTTCTGGCTTTTATTACGTAGTGAGGCTTTAACGCATCCATCAAATCTATTGCATGAGAATCGCTTATGCCTGGATACTCTTTATTAAGCGTTATCACTGAACTTTGCAAAGCTTCCTGTGGCTTTTGTCCTTTATTTGAAAAGTGTTGGATATTTTTAAGAAGTTCTCGCGCATAAACACGATCTTCTCTTTTAGGCAAAGCTGCATCTAGATCCGCATCACTAAGCAAATCATTAAGATATGAACCTAGGAAATTTGCCCGTACTTGCTGAATTCCTTTTTTATACTCTACGGCTTGAACCTGCTGCAATTGCGTATCTGCATCTTCAGTGGCAGGCAAGGACTTAATGGCTTCTTCAGCTTTTAAGTCTGCTGCAACTTTTGCGCTCATTAGGGAGTTAAATACTTTTTTTCTTAGTTCTAGTTCTGCGGGGGATTTTCCAACGTTTTCAGTTTCAAATATCTTTTCAGCCAAGTTGCTATCTTGTGCAAGAACCGTAGCCAAAGGAATTTTGCGTGCCTCGGGAGATTCAGCCAACCTGGCATAATTGACCGCTGTAGGTGATATGGTTGTAACAGCTACGGCGTGCAAAACGTCCTTTGGAGACATGTTGTAAATTTTGGATAGAAATTTTGCTTCCTTGTAACTCAAATTAGCTGTATTAGCGTCGGGCTTAACATTTATAAATGCCTGCTCTTCTTCAATCTCCTTCAACTCATCCGTCAAAGCACCCTGCGTCGCAGCATCTGTAGTTGCGGAAAGCACACCATTAATGTATGCTTTTCTTTCCTCGAAACCAATGCCACCGCGTTTAAAGGTTTCCATTGCTTTTTTCGCAGTTAGAGCGTAGCTTAGCTGCACTTTAGCAATATCCTCTTGCCTCCTTCCAACAAGTTCCGCAATATCTGTCTTTGGCTTTCCTTCCTCTTCCGCCTGCTTAATGAGGGGATTCCACTTAGACTCCACTTGTGCCACCTGCTGCTTAAGAGCATCTTGTACAACACGCAAGGAAGCTGAAGTTTTTCCTGTATTTGGGGTGTAGCGTGAAAGCTCTCTTTCCCTAAGAGCTTCCTGCAAGTCAACATTAGTGCGAATCGTGTTCTTGATCTGCCGTGCTTCCCTATCCTTTATTTGCGCATCGTCTAAATAGATTTTCTGCGTCTTCAGAGCAAGCTCATCCTCGGCAAAGATTTCATTACTAACTTTAAGCCAGTGATCTTGTGCTTGGCTAGAACGTGAATTGTAATCTGCTAGCATAGCTTGATACGCTCGAACATCTGTAGGTGAGCGTGTAGCAAGCGCTTTACTTTGCAGATTTTCAACTACCTGCTTATATGTATCTAAGCCAAAGCTTGAACGAATGCTAAGAGCAAGAGCATCTCGCTTCTTTTGCAAAGCTGCTTCATCCTTAACAAGTTTAACTTGCAGGTCCACGACATTCATGCTTTCTGTTGGAGAAGCGCTTAGAAAGTCATATCCATTTACTTCAGTAGCAACTCCTCCTGCTTTATTATCCTCAATGCGCTGTTGAATAGCCCCATAATCTGGAACGCTCCGAGGAAGCGTTGCGCCATTCTCGACATTCATGAACACCGCATTGGTGAACTCAGGAATTGTTTTAGTTTCCTTTGCTTGCTGTAGAATTTGCTGAAAGACGTCTTCATTCACTTGTTGTGGCATGGCTTAAGCCTCCTT